GTTTAGTGGGAGGCTGAGGCAAAATCTGCGATGAACAGGCAGTGTGTACCTCCCACGGAGAACATCTCTATTTAAAAGGGAATGTCATCATCTTTCAAGGCTTGTGATGCAGCTTTGCCTTGTGGCTCTGAGATATTGAATGACATGTATGGCTTACCATCTTTCATTCTACGCCATCCCGCTACTCTGCGGTTGGGATGTGGGTCAGTCCACGGCTGCTGTTTGTCTTGCATGTTGTACATGTTACCAGTGTAATCAGGCGCACCTTCTTTGCCACCTTCTTGTTTAAACATTACACCAACTTTTTCGTAGACTTCCATGATCTCACGTCCACCTTTGGTTTCACGACGAACAATTGCATAGCGTCCTTCTCTGCCCTCAACATTCATCTTGCCTTGCAAGATCATCTTCATGTCTTCAAAAGGTGGGAATGCCACGCCATCATTTGTATTGTCATATTCTGCCATGCTTCTGGCTCCTTTAGCTAAATAAGTTTATCTTGACGAGGATCGTCTGGTAGGAATTTTATATCTATTAGTTGGTAATCTCTTCCTCCTGTTTTAGATTTAAAAACTTTGCTTGATGGCTTTAAGCTTTCAATTTGAAAAGGCTCAAGATACATAATCTTGTTATTGTGTATAAGCTTGAGGCCGCCTTGTTTGATTGCGGCCTCCGCCTCATAATCTCTTATTGAAACATACTCACCTTTCCAGAGTTTCTTTACCACCTTTGTAAGCATTACCAAGCATCGCCTCCGCTGCTCTGCGCTTGGCCTCTTGGGGGGCCGCTTGAGCGCGAGGCTGCATTGCCATCGTCATCCTCTGCAGGAAGATTAAGTAAAGACATAATGCCATACCGACGAGCGTAGGTAATGGCACTGCCCAATCCCTGCATGTCATTCTTGCCAAGTACAAGTGGCACATGAGAAACCATCTCCCAAGTAGGATCGTCTTCATGCATAAGGATAGTATCTACAAACGAGCCATGCTCATTGGCAGATACTTGTTGGCTAAGAAAGAAGCCGTGATTAGCCAATGGCTGTGTCACTGCTTCGATGCAACCTTCCAGCGTTACATAACGACTGCGAAAGTGTGGGTTGGTGCCAGTCTTTGCAGGTGGCTGTATATCTTTACGCGCCTTGATTAATAGGCTTACTATGTTTTTAGACATTGGTGTTCTCCTTTTTCCATAGTTCTCTTTTGTGTTTGTAGTATGCGTCCAATGCCACACTTGTTGTTCTCCAAGGTGGATGTTCATACCCTGTTAATACATCATCAATGCTTTCACATTCACAAGGTGTTGGGATTATTTGCCTTCTCTTAAATGTTTTATTGTACCATGGTTTATGTTTATAAATTAAAAGCTGTTCATTTAGATACGCTTCTTCCTTAGTTTCAAACGGTTGGTACAAAATCCATGATGATGTTGTGAATGGCCTATCATTTCTAAAATGTTCTCTTATTCTTTTCTGAACATTTATAGAGTGACCAATATACATGGGGTCTAATTTGCCTTTAGGCACAAATGCATATACGCCAATCATCGCTTTGTAATCCTTAGTGAGCCGCGCTTGTCGCGTTTGATTGTTAAGTAATCGCAGTAAACTTCACGCTCATTATCTCCGACCATAGCTTTTAATTGCTTCTTGGCTCCCTCAAAGATTTTGTTGTGTTCGATACCATTAATGTAAGTAACGGCTGCGTCGACGAACTGGTTGTCGAGTGTTGCATCTCGTACGACCATATCGTCAACCTTGATTTGGTTAATTGAGATGCTCGGTGTGTCAATACCAATTGGCTCTTCATCGCGAACAACGTAACCCCAGAAGTCCGACACCACTGCCCACATTGAATTGAAATACTCTTCATCGTATGCGACATGTGCGCTTTCCCATTTACTATTACCAAAAATTACAGAGAGGTAGGCACCTTCACAGTTTGCCAAGTGGCAATACAACTGTATCTGTGGCATGTAACGCCCGATCTGTTCGTCCATATTAGTAAAGGCATTGGTGTGCTTGGCTTCAACGATGTTGCGTTCACCTCGAACACCAGCATCTATTGTGCCTTTGACTGGCACCTCGCCGATCTTGCTAATAAATTCTTTTTGATGCGCGGCAAGCACTACGTTATGTTGCTTTTCAAACCATTGCAGGTTGAAGTCTTCGGTGAATGTACCAAGCTGCACTGGCAAATTGTTAGACAGATCATCAGATTCAGAACGACCAGTCTTTACTTGCCATAGCTCGTACCATTCACCATTCATAATTTTAACGCAGTCGCTGCCGCCTATGAAACCTTTGCGGTTCATTGTGTTCTCCTTTTTTCTTTTGAGTCTACTGCATATGTGCAGCTAAGGCAAGTTATATTGTTCTGTTGCTGCCTCATGTCTGGATGTTAGATCACCAATGTGAATGTTGTATTGGTGTTCTGAGTACAGTTCTTTGTACTCATCCATGTACGACTTGCGATGAGCGTTAAGCGTTTCTTCGAGGATCATACCAAGCTTAATCATTTGCACAGCACGGCGACCCCAGAGATACTCTACGCCTACAAGTTCACATCGCTTGATGCGCTCTGCGTTGACTTGCAAGCTGTCTGGTTGCCATGATTTGGCGCGTTCCTTTTGTGCCTTGCGATCTTCTTCATATATTTTGTGGGATGGACGGTTGACGCTTGCTGCCCAAACGTCATCCTCTACTGCACGACCTACTGCTTTCATGATACCACCTTAAAATATAAAGCTACATGCTTTCCGCTTGGCACTTTGACCATGACTTTATCTACTGGATAGCCAGATTGTTTTAGATCATTGATGCGTGATGCTAGTCGAAAGCATTGAAACTTTTCTAATGCTTCAACAGCAGTAATAGTTTTACCTAATTCAAGGTGTGCTTTTATCATCTTGTTCTGCGATTCCATGGTTGTCCTCCATTATGTTTTGGAACTGTTCGCCAGTCATTATGACTAATGTTTGCGGCTTGCCTCGCCGCCGTTTGTAAAAGGCAATGTCTCTGCCTTCTAATACTTTGAAGGGACTGGGGAAGTTAGACGTATCTCTGTACTTAACTTCACCTACCAGCTTTCGTCCGTTGATGAAGAGGTGGATGTCCCCTGAATACTCGCCTCCCAAGCTTCCTGAGAGGGGGACGCGTTTCGCTTCGATCTTCGCTTTGATTTTGTTGAGCCAGTCCACGAACCACTTTTCGTGGTAAGTTCCTTTTGACTTGTTACGGTTTGCCATCTGTCCTCCTCATAGCAATGAAGACAAACAAACCAATGCTTCTCCATTGTGCCACGATGCTTGCGCTTTAGTATGGCAACAAACCACTCAGTGATTGTGCCACACGCAATACAGTTAATCGTTTGTCTTTTTCTTTTTGACTTCGATGTCATAGTCTAGTGCCTCAAGCCAACACATTAAGAAGAAGCCAGACGGAACACGTTTGTGCTGCTCCCATTTATGAATCAGAGATTCGGTGCAGCCTATGATCTTAGCTAAGTCGGGTTGACTCAGTTTCTTTTCGTGTCTCGCTTTCACCAGCATCTTGATTAGCTGATCGTAGTTTTGAGACAGCCGAGTGTTCTTCATAGATTGCCTTGTAGATACGACAAGCTGTGTCGTAACGCATCTCTGTTGTTCCGTTGACTGACCGATAGTAAGTAGAAGTTGGAACCTCTGCTCGTGCAAATGCGTCGAGCAAAGGTACGTTTAGCTCATTAGCTAATACTTGCAGTTGTGAAAAGTATGGTTTCATACTGCATTGATGCAGTTATTATTGTTTGCTGTCAACCTTTGCAAGATCATCTTTAAACATATCTAACCAGTCATTAGGCACAAAGCCATTAGCTACAAACTCTTGCATTGATACATGCAAATCTGGTGCTACTTCTTTTATATGCTTGCCGCTTTTTAATTCATTTAGTTGGTCTTGAGTAATATCTACTTCGATAGTATTTAGTTTGTTAGACCAAGGACTTCTTCTTGTGATTTTCATATCAAACCTTTCATTCAAAATCATAGTCAACTTCTACTTCGCCAGAGCCTTTGCAGTTCCAACAAGTATCTTTGTATTCTTCAAGGCTTTGAGGCAGGTCATAGCTCAAACGCTTTTCAGGACGTTCATATGTTAGCTGACCATCGCCCAGGCATTCAGGACAAGCCACGGTTTCAGTAGGGTATTTCGTCGTTGAGTGGGGCAAGATGATTGTCCTCCCATGATTGCATGCAACGAGCTAAGAACTTGTCTGCATTAAAGTTAGGATTCACTGACTTAATTGCGTCTGCAATAGCCATGTGTGCATGTGGTGATAGTTCCACACCCAGCTTGTCGCTGAGTGTGTCTAGTTCTTTTGATGATAGATTAAGCATTAAGCAAACTCCCATTCTTTGTTGCGCATTGCAGATGCAATGGCTGCTTCACGATTGTAACGCGCAGTGTGCGGTGATCGCAGTTCACGAGTGTGCGTTGCCCAGTAGGTTAGCGTGTTGTACGCAGCCCATTTGTTGTGGCCTAGCGCAGCCGTTTCATTGCTCCAGATAGACAGCAAGTTCTCAAGCTGCTTCTCGTTAGTCTTAGAGACTGTGACTTGGCGCGTGAACGCTTTAGCTACAGTCTTCTTAAAGAAGTTCTCTATCTGTGCGTCTGTCACTGGTGTGCGCATCCATGACTGCCACACTTCTTTGCGTGACATAAAGTGTTGCAAACCAATAATCATTTTATTGGCACTACCTTCTACGTTGATAGACGCAGTATGCTTGTAGCGTGTTTTAGCTACTGCATCAGGCGTGGTGCATCCGTTCAAGCACCAGAGGCGTAGGCCACTAGCTGCTTGTGAGAATGACCACGATGCATCGTAGCTATTGAAGAAGTCTACTTTGAACTTGGTGTAGTCACCGACTGCGGGTTCAACTGTAAGATCATTAAATAGAATGTGACCGCGCAGCTTGCGACCATCTTCTAGCACCTCAACATCAACGGTATAGTCATTCGATAAGTCTGCTTGTGACACACCGTCCAAGATTGAATTGACAACATCATCATGGCTTACTGCCTTGTAGCGAGAGCCGTGTACACCCAACACTTTATTGGTGTCAGTGCGCATCACTGCTTTGTGACCTTCAATAGGTTCGCCATTGATGTCATAGATAGGTTGCGTTTGGATTGGAAAGCTCCAATCATTTGTCATATCAAGCATTGCTGTTCTCCACTTGTTTTAGTTTCTTGTAGTTAAGAAGAAGCTCAGTAAGAGTTTCTATTTCTTTAATCATTAACTTGATGAAGTCTGATGCTGCATCCTTTGTTAATGGGAATGGCACACGAGTAAGCAAATCAATTTCATCTGTGAAATTGGATTCGTTTATCTCGATAGCAATTCGTGATCGTTGCTTTGCAATGTCATGGATTTTCCATAACTGTTTTGATGTTGCATATTCCATGGTGTTCTCCGTGGTTGTTACACTG